GGTACACGGTGTAGTTGTCGCCATCAGCCTTCAACCCCAACGAGTCGCCGACATTCCAATTAATGTCCTTCGTCATCCAATCGGTGTAGGAACGCGCCCCACCCGACCTCGTGCCACGGCCCAAATACAGTTTGTTGCGGAACACATTCACATAGACGAAACTCGTGGCGGTCGCGTTGCACCGCACATACAGACCTGTGTCATAGGCCGTCGAACCGTTCGTCCCCAGCACCGCATACGCGATCATGTTGTCGCTGGTCATCTGCGTAGCAGTGAACACATACTCCGAGGCGTACGACCCACCCACTCCGAGGTCGGTGGACAAGAACAGGCCGATTTGATTGCCCACCAGCTGGGCATCCCCATACACGAAGAACTGCGGCCCCAACGGTTGGCGGTGCCCGGTGAACGACACGTTCACCGGCGTCGTTCCGTTCTCGGTGCCGTAGCCTTTCGTCAGCGCCTCATTCGCCATCGACACCGCACGCCGCGCCATCGCGCTGATCTCGGTGAGCTGGTTGGTGGCAACACCCAATCCCTGTAGGGGCAGCCCGATGATGAAGTCCACGATGAGAGCTTCAAGGTCTGGTGGTTTGCGGATCGTCGCCGGATCGGCTTGCGCCACGAACGACGTAAACTTTGCGAACAAATCAGTGATGAACCCCAGCGGCATCGACGGATTCAACGGCGACCCGGCGGGCTGGGAGAAGAACACCCCAGGGAACCGGCCACCCCCAAGATTGGCGAACTTCCCCACGCTCGGGTCTTGCAGCAACGTCCCAAACGCTGATCCCGGATACGCGGTGCCCTGCGGCAAATCCCCCGGATCAGTCGATGACCACGGGAGGTGGGGAGTTGTCATCCGATCACCGTCACCGTCGACAAATCCTCCGGTGGCTTCGGCGCCGACACCACCCGCTCCACCGGCAACGGCACCGACATATCCGGCTCGACCGGCACAGTCTGCGCATCCTCCCGCGCACGCTCCACCAACCACGACGGCAACGCAGGTTCCGGCGCCAACCCCGTCTGCTCCCACCCATGCGAAATCAACATTTCCGCCATCTTCACCACCGCAGGCATCGGCACCGGATACGGCTGCGGCGTCCCGTCCTCACGCTCACACGCCGTCAACAACGCGAACGCCAACGACCGGGCCAGTCGGACCGCGGGTGAATCATCGGGCGGATCAGACAACCCCGGCGTCACCGACTCGACGTCATCCATCACAGCAATCCAATCGTCTGTAGCGCACCAGCAGCCTTGCTGACCTCACCAATCAGGCGCTCCAACGGGTCTTGCAAGGTGCGCAGGTTCCCAAACTTCGGCTTCAACACCGCATCGGCACCGGGCCCGAACTCCATCGACAGCTCGCGGTTGCGGCACACAAACACACGCGCCCCCAGATACCGGACAGTCGCGCCCACGCGATCACCGAGCCACCAATGACCCTGCCCGCGATCGCCGATCAGATACGGCGACGCGTCGACGACGTTGAAGCTGAAAGCGGTGTCGGGGTCGGTTTCGCGGCGCCGCTTTCTGAGGTCCATCAACCCGCTCGGGGTGTACGCCTGCGTCACGCCCGTACACGCGGTTTCGAGTTTGTGGCCCCAGCCCTGTTGCGCCGCACGCAACGGCAGCGGCACCGACATGTACGCCAGAATCGAGTCCTCCAGGATGGGCATCAGGAACGCCGTCAACACCCCGCCGAGGGAGCCAACGTTGATGTTCACACCCAAACCGACACCCAGGACAACACCCAGGTTGTCTCCCAGGACATCCCCGGCGTAGGTGATGACCGCTTCCAACAGCGCGTTCACACCGGGCATCGACCTGCCGCCCGCGGTGATACGACATGCACCACCGGGAGTGCGGCGGAACTCGAACTCGGGCAGCCGATGGTACTTGCTGTCGACGTACACCACGTGCGGATGAGAGGCCTTCGTCCCCAGCATCCCCGCCACGTCGTACCCCGCGCCAGTCGGCTCGGGGTCGCCCGTGATCAGATCGTAGGAGTCCTCCACGTAGTCAGTGGTGACCCCGGCGATAGTGCGCGCCATGCCCGTGGCCAAGTTGCCGAACAAGCTCGTGCCCGACCGGTACCCGGACTTGTCGACGATATCGACGAACAACTGACCCTGCCGCCAGCTGGTGCCCGCACCCGGCCACGGCTCACTGTCCCCGTCGCGCCACCGCCAACAATCCAACATCAGCTCGGCGTCTTCAAGGATCGGCTGAGCAATCGAGAGCCAGTCCTGCTTGATGTTCCCGGTGATGAACGTCGTCGGCGATGCGCTCCCCGCCAGGCTGCCGGGCACCACCACGATTTGCGAATCAGCCCACAACCCGCCCGACCAGTTGGCCGGATTCAAAATGTCGAGCGACATGTTGAAGTTGGTGGCCTGCAGCCGCATCAACTGCATCGCCAGCGCCGCCTTCAACCCCCAATCCGCGGGGGCAAACAGGAACATCTCTTTCGGCTGCGAAATCAGGCTGATCGGCAGGAACGGGTTGGACTGCATGTGGACGTGTCGAAGCTCATCAACGTCAGTCGAGAACTCGACGATGACCACGTCACCGGAATCTCCGCCCGACTTCAGCGTGGCCGACTCCATGCGCCCGCCGATGCGGCCACCGGACTTGTCCAGCAGCAGATGGATGTTGCGGGTACCGCGCCGCTCCTCCTCCAGCGCCCACCACGCCGCCCACGTGCCGCGGCGGTCGTCGTAGTCGATCGGCAGGGTCAAGCTGATATTGCCCACGTCGTTGAGCGGCAGCACCAGCGAACCCGTCGGGTCGTACACGTCGCCGCGCGTAACCCAGTTCCCGTCACACAGCGTGATGCGCGGCTGCCGGAAAGCCGCAGCCATCCGCGTCTCGCGGATCTCTTGCGCCCATAGCCGAAAGTCCTCGGCGGTGCCCCCGGCGAACTGGGCGATCACCGCATCCCGCTCTCAGCCGACCAGAACCGCCGCAAATGCAGTTCGATCTGCGCACTCGTCGACCCGTTGAACTGCACCGGGATCAGCGTTTTCTTTGTGTGCGGCGGAATCGGGAACAGTGGCAGCACGCCGCCCATCTGCCCGGAGGCATTCGACAGGTCCGCGGCCACGTAGGTATCCATGCGCGGCTCGGTCATCACCGACCACCGCACGCTGATCCCGTTGCCGTACGGCGCTACTTCGATCATCCGATCGTCGTGTTCTCCCACTTCCCACGACAGGTCGACGTCCTGCTCCTGGTCCCACGAGAAATCGGGGAACCGGAACTTGCATGTTCCGTTGGGGATCAGCGACCACTCCGGCCAGCCGGGCTGATCGGTCGGATTATCGACATACACCCACACTGTTTGCCATCCGCCGCCGCCGGGATGCTCGGCCAACAAGGTCAGCGCCTTCGACTCGTACAGCGGCTTGAGGATTTGCATCGTGACCGATACGCGCGCCTCCCCGTCGACCTCCCAGTCCAAATCCGGCGCGAACTCCAACTCGCGGGCCAGCTTCCCCTCCAGCCAGCGAACCTGCCCGGACACCGGATCGGTGTAGCGCCACTTCACGATGTTGCGGTGCCACATCGACCCGAACAGCTTGCGCACCCGCGCCACCGGAGAGCCGGCGCCTTCGCCGACATCCCACATGTCCAGGTCGAACACCAGCTCGCCGACCGGCACATCAACCCCGCCGGGCATACCGCCCAGCGACGACGGAATGGTGCGGGCGGTGAACGACGTGCCCCACATGCCGCGCGGACTCTCCGCCAAGTTGATGCCCTGCGCGTGCATCTCATCGAGAGCCCCAGAGATCGGGATGGTGTCCTTGGCCCCGACGAGCTCGATCAACGCCACAGCCACTACAGGGCCCCCAGCTTCGTACGGATCTTGCGGTCCTGAGCGGCGCGCAGCTTGCGCAGACTGTCGTCGGCGACACTGCCGTTCACGGTGATCTGGTCACCGCTACGGGCCAACATCTGCCGGATCTGCTCCAACTTGCCCACCACATCCCCACCACCACCAGCGCGCGCGATCTTGATCGTCTCCGACACATCCGCCCACTGATTACGCGTCAAAATCGGTTCGGGCTGGGTCGTCTTGTTCACCCCGACCTGCCCGGGCATCAACCAACCGCCATGGTCGAACAGTTTCGCCTCGTTCACCAACTCGCCGGCGCGCGTCATCTTCTGCCCGTACTTGTCGGGGAATGCCGACCGTTGCACTGCTTGCGCGGCGCCGCCGGGGTTGGTTTCCCAGTTGGGGACGCGTTGCAGGGCGCGGAAGAACCACTGGGCCGACTTGTAGGCGTCCATGCGTTCGGCGACGCTTCCCCACGCCCCGGCGCGCTGCTGGAAGATGCCGAGGGAATCGTGGTCGGAACCCACCGCGTCGTGCGGGTACTTCAGAGATTCCGGCACCGTGCTGTTGGCGTACATTTTCATCGGGTCACCGGATTCGACGAGGCCGGTGGCGACACCGATGGTCGCGGCGAGTTTGGTGAGCCCGAGGTCCTTGGCGGCTTTCACGATCTGCGCCGGATAGTTCTTCCCCAGTCCCGTCAACGGCCCCGCGGGCGGGGTCTTCTCGTCGCTGTTCTTCGGCTCGGTCGAATCCGGGCCACTGGCCCCCGAACCGCCGTCGGACTGGTAGTTGCCCCAGATGTGCTTACCGCTCTTGTCGGTGACCCGGACCTGGTTGTGCAGCTCACTGAGTGCGGTCAACGCGCCGGGTGAGTCGTTGATGCCGAAGATGCCCAGCATGTCGGCGACCTGGCCGCCGACGAACTCCTGCGCGGCGAACCCCGCCCAACCGGAGATCGACGTCGGGTAGGACTTCCCCGCTTGGTCCTTCAGTTCGCCGAGCGCCTTGTCGTAGGCAGCTTTGCGGTCGTCTTTGTCCTTCTTGAACTTGTCGTCGAGATCCTTCTTTGCAGCGTCGTAGGCAGCCTTGTCCGCGGCACTCGCGTTACCCGAATCAATCTTCTGCAGAGATAGGTCTTGGCGCCGGGTTTTGAGTGCGTCGTACTGCGGCTTGTAGCGGTCGCGGATCGCCTTGATCTTGTCCTTATCGCCACCAGCACTGTTGATCTCGGCGTCGCGCTGCCGATCCAACTCGATCTTGTCGCGGGTGATCTGCTGCCCGGCGGCCTTCAGATCATTGTTGGTGGTGCCGATGCGGTACTTGGCTTTGAGGGCTGCGAGGTCCTGGTCGTACTTCGCTTTGGCGTCGGCAACATCCTTGTCGTACTTGGTCTTCTTCTCCGACTTGTCGCCCTGGGAGTAGTCGTAGCTGCCCGAGGAATCCGAGGACTCCGACGTGTCACCACCGGCAGTGTCACCACCACCAGTATCGCCGCCGCTGGCCGCGCCCACGATCTTGTCCATCGCCCAATGCACATGATCGTCATGACGCCCCGCACCAGCATAGAAACCGGTGCTACCGCCGCCGTCGCCGACGATCTTGCCGTTCTTGATCTGCCGCGCGAACCCGGGTCCGTGGATCAACTCCAACGTGCCGGGGAACCTGTCGGCAATCCAATTCGCGATCCGCATCATCGTTGACGTCGAGTCGACGATGTCAATAGCCCGAGCACCCATGTGGTTGTCAAACCCGCTACCGACTGAGGCATTGCGGGTGCCAGACATCATCGTCGCCGACCCGAACACCGCCCGAATCTGATCCCACATCCACCGCTGAAGATCCGTTGTGAGCCCAATGTTGGGCGGGTTGCCGGTCTGGATTTTGCCGCCCGTCAACCCCGCCGGGGTGACGTAGCCGCCGCCCTCGTAGCCGGGGATCGCACCATGCTCATTCATGTAGTCCAGGGCGCCGGGATGGGCAGCTTCGATCTTGCGGCGCGACTTCGACCGGATGACCTGCTCGTCACCGTGGACGACACCGGCGATTGCCTTCACAGGCAGGTTGCCCGTGTACCCGCCCCCACCGAACTGCACTTCAGGGATCGTCGGCATCGGCTGAATCTTCTCGCCCCGCCGAGGAACACCGAGAAGGTCGGGGACAGTGAAGCTGAGCTTCTTCGCCCACCCGTTCCAGCCCTTGATGAGAAAGTTGATCAGCGCCTTGAAACTGTTCTTGATGCCATCCCACATCGTCTTCGCGGTATTGGCGAGCTTCCCGGGGAGTCCGGTGAAGAAATTCAAGATCGTGGTGAACTTCTCCACCACCATGTCCTTAGCCTTGCCCGCGTACTCGCCGACCTTGCCCCACGCGTCACCAATCCATCCGGCAACCTTCTTGATACCCGGCCACAGGGTGTCGGAAATCCAGTTCCACACCGCCGCGATGACGCGTTTGATGGTGCCCCAATGCTTGGTCACCAGAGCGACGGCGATACCAATCGGGCCGCCAATGATGGTGATGATGGTGCGCCAGTTGCGCTTCACAAACCCCAGCACAGTGCCGACCGCATCGGCGATACCAGAGAAGAACTTCTTGATCGCAGGCCACGCCGTGTTGGTGAACCAGTTCACCACTGCCATGACGACAGTCTTGATGCCCTTCCATGCACCCTGAACGATGTTGCGGAACGTCTCGCTGTTCTTGTAGGCGACGACGATTCCCGCGACCAGGGCGGCGATGGCGACCACCACCAGCCCAATCGGGTTGAGGTTCATCGCAATGTTGAGCGCCGTCTGTGCGACCGCCCAGCCCTTCGTCACAGCAGCGAGAATGCCGACACCGACAGCCAGCGTGCCAAGTGCCGTCGCCAGCGGCGCCACCCACGACTTGTTCTTGTTGATCCACTCGCCGAACGACTTAAGCGTGGGGATGCCGTCGTCACTGAGCTTCTTCATGAACCCGCCGAGCGCACCGAACACGCGAGTGGCAATCGGCTCCAACTCGACAAGCGCCTTATTCTTGAACAGTTGCCACTGCTCGGCAAAGTCGTAGGTGTCCTCGGCTGCACCCTTGATGGTGTCTGTGCCGGCGCCGGTGGCCTTGGCGAAGTCCTCGACGTTCAGCTTGCCCTGCTTGAGTGCGTCAATGAACCCCGCACCCGAGCGGGCACCGAAAATCTTGTTCGCAAGGTTCGTTGCCTCAGGGGTGTTCCCCGCCTTCACCAACGCATCCAGTTGGGTGATGGTGTCCTTGAACGCCTTCTGCGGTTCCTTACCCGCCTTGGCGAAGACCGACAGTTCCTTGGTGAGCCCCATCATCATCTTCGATGAGTCAAGCCCCGCCTTGTCGAGCAGACCGGCCATACCAGCAGACTGGGCCATGTCGAACCCGAACTGACGCAGCGCCGGACCACCCTTCAGCGCAGCATCGGCAAGGCTGTTTATCGGCACACCGGTTGCCTGCGAGACGCGGAACATCTCATCCAAGACCTTCGAGGTCTCCGCGCCTTTGACACCGAACCCGTTGAGCGCGGCGGTGACGCGGTCGATGTCGATGTCTTGACCCATGCCCTTGAGGGCCGTGAGCTGCCCTGCCACATCCTGGAGTGGTTTCCCGGTCAACCCGAGCCGCGTATTCAGATCAGCGACACTCTGCCCGATGTCGGCGAACGAACCCGGAACTTCGGTGCCAACCTTCTTGACAACGTCGACCAGGGAATCCAGTTGGGTGCCGGTCGCGCCGGTGCCGATGCGAATCGTGTCCGTCACGTCATCGAACTGGGCGCCGATGTCGTAGAGCACTTTCCCGGCAGCGACGAACGCCGTGGCCATCATCGCCCCCGCCTTGACGATGTTCTCGGCGGTGAAGACAGACTTCACGCCGAGTTTGCCCATCTTGTCGCCGGTGTCGTCGGCGGCATCGGCGGCGTCCTTCTCGGCGCGTTCTAGATCCTTGGCGGCCTTGGTGGCATCCTTCGACGCGTTCTCGTTGTCGCGCTTGGCCTTGGCTACCTTCTCCTCTGCGGCCACCAGGCGGCCCGCATCGTTGACGCCTTTGTCTCTCAGCGTTTGCAGTTGTGCCTCTGCGGTGCGCAGCTTGCCCGCCGAGTCGGCAGCCTTATCGTTGGCTTTCGACACCTTCTCGGTGGCGGCCTCCACGCGCTTAGCCGCGGCCTCCACACCCCCGGCCAGGCCGTCGCCGAGCTGCTTGCCGGCCTTCTTTCCCATCCCGCTGAGTGAGCCGAGTTGCTTGTCGAGAGACGCCCCGACGCCCTCGATGACAGGAATCACCCGAAGCGTGGTGAAGGCGGCTGTGTCGGTTGCCATGCGCGCATCACCTCCGTCTAGCTACGATTCGGGCTCCCCAGGAAACAGGAGACTTTGAGGATGGCGACAGAACTGCGGCCTGACATTCAGTCAGCCAAGGATCGGATCAGTACCCGCATGGGCGCGGGACGCGAGTTCAAGAAACTTGAGAGCTACCTATGGGAGGGCGAGGTAGTCGACTCTGTCTGCGTCGGGCAGTACGGGCGTGGGACTGGGCTGCTCGTGCTCACCAACTCGCGGCTGCTGTTTCTTGTCGACGGGATGACGGGGTCCACATTCGAGGACTTCCCGCTGAGCAAGATCACCTCTGTGCAGTGGTCCAGTGGTTTCGTTCAGGGCACGCTCACCGTGTACGCGTCGGGCAACAAGGCTGAGATCAACAACGTGGCGAAGCCTGATGGGCCGCCGCTTGCCGACAAGGTGAGGGCGATCCTTGCCGGGCACACTGCGCCGGTCGCATCCGCACCACCGGCCTTCGCTGCGGCGCCGCCTCCCCCTCCGCCTCCGCCGACGGTTCCCGCGGGCTGGTATCCCGACGCCCAGAACCCCACCCTTCAGCGGTACTGGGACGGTGTCGGGTGGACGGAGCACACCGCCCCACTCGCCTAGCCTTCGGTCTGCTTCTGCTTGGCGTACCGGCGTTTGCGTTCCTCGAACTTTGCCCGCAACTCGCGTTGCCGCTCCACACGCTCCGGTTCGCCCATCGCATACCGCACCGGATGGTCATAGTCGTCCGGCACATTCTCAGCGTCACTGTTGGCGCGTACCGTCACCAGCCACAAATCGGCAATCAGATTGTCGGTGATCGACCACGGCACCCGATCGTGATTCATGCGCCGCACAAACATGCCGTGCTGCTCGGTGCTGATCTGCTCGATCAACACCTGTAGGCGCCGCGCCGACAGTGTGCCGCGGTAGAAGTCGCCCAGATCAGTGTGGTGGTAGCGGGACAGATCGGCCTCTATCGCGTCGCCGTACTCGTCGAGCAGGCGCCAGAGGCTCCCTAGTTTCCCGTGGCCTCCTTGATGGCCTCCGACAGAATGTTGTAGTCGTCCACGGTGGGATCGGCATCCAGGAATGCTTCCCACTGTGCGGTGCCCAGCAAGGCTTCCGAGCCGCCGAACTCGTCGCCGTGGGAGTACTTGATCGCCGCCTTGACAGGCATCTTCCCCTTGATGGGGATGCGCAGATCGACCCCGGCCACGGTGATGGACAGGAACCCGTCGACCGCCTCGGCGTGGACGGCTTTCTTCTTCTTCTTCGGTTTGCGGTCCTGCGGTTGGGGTGCGTGCGCCGGAATCCGCGACACGGGCCGGCTGTTGATGTCGACCATTTCGACAACGTCGTCGTCGTACTCGTCGCTCATGGGGGTAGCTCCTTCAAAGTGTGGGTAGCTCACTGGGGGTTGAACTCTGGTCGCCCGGGGGAGCTACCCGCGCCCGGGCGACCAGAGACTTCGTCAGGCCGGGGCCACCGAGAACGTGCCGCCGGTCAAACCGGCACCCGACCCGGTGATCGCACCCGCAGCGGGCGGGGTGATCGTGTACGGGCCACCAGCCGACCCGGCGACCGCCCAGTCGGCCAGCTTGTAACCGTCATCGAGTGCGGCCAGCGCAGCGCGAACCGCCGAAGCGGCAGCGTTGTAGGCGATCGGCGCGGTCGTCTCACCCTTGTAGGTGAGGGTGAAATCACCAGCCGAAGGCGAACCCAGGGTAACCAGGTAGTTCGACACGGTGGTGGCACCGGAAATGACCTGGAAGGCGTCGCCGTCAGCGTTGTTCGTCAGATGCACCACGCACCCGATCGACGCCAACTCGCCCTCGACGAAACCGCCGTGGTCCTTGACCTCCACCGGCGCCGGGGACAGCGACACCCAAATGCGGGTCTCGGTGTCGTTGTCGGTCACCTTGTACAGGACGTAGATCTGCACGTCCTTGGGTGCGCCGATCTTGTTCGCCGCCGACCCGGGCAGGACGAACTGTCGAGTGACTTCGTTCTCCTCCAGGATGGTGAACCCCGACTCCAGTTCGCCGTTCTTCAGCTTCACCCGAAACTTGGGGTGGCCGAACGCGTTGAACTTCTTCACCTCGATCGACGGGTTCAGGTTGATGCCCTTCTTCTCGTCGAGCAGGCCGACGTGCGACCAGCCCAACGCTTCGAGGTCGTCGTCGGCATCAGTGGGGATGAGGGCGGCGATGTTGGCCACATCGGCCTTCAACGCGATCCACACCTCCGCCTCATCGGGGATGAAAGTCGCGTCGGAATTGATGACTCCAGCGGGCATGATGTCCCTCCTTCAAGGGCTTTGAGAGCGCCCTTGCGGGCATGACAAAACCCCCACCGGGTTCGATGGGGGCTGGGGTGCGCGGTAGCTCCGACGCGCGGTCTAAGGGGTGGTCCGCATACGGGTGCGAACCGTGAACGACGCCAAATCGGCGCGGGTCTTCGTGTCACGCGCATCCAACACACCCGTGCCGGGCAGGACACACGCCACACCGGGAATCACCTGCCCGAGCAACTGTGCCATCGCCCAATGCGCGTAGGTACGATCGCGGCCCGAGGTCCATGACGTGACCCGGATTTGTGGTGACGTGGCCACGGGCCACAGGTTCATCGGGCCCGAATCATCGGCCACAACCAGCGCCGGGGCAGCGCCGAGTTTCCAGCCGTCGGGCACTTCGAGGACCACCCGCAACGTGGGATGATCCGTGGCCGCCCGCGCCTTCAACCAATCCTTGACGAGTTGGGCGCCATCGACGGGGATCACTTCGACTGGACCTCAAGGCCGACCTTCGCCGCGGCCTTCGTCAACACGCCCAATGTCGCCTGCAACTCGGCAGGAACAGACACCGACGCCGCCGCACGGTCAGTGGTGTACTCGTCCACCGACACCGCATCATCGTCGACCAGGCTGCGCGCCTCATCCGCGATCCGCCCGGCCAACTTGTTGACCTGCTCGGCATAGTCCTCTTTGAGGATGCGGCCGATCTCCTTACGATTCAGGCGCACCGGACTGAACGACATCAAGCCTCCCCGCGGGTACACAGCACCTCAACCAAACCGCGGCCGAGATCCCACTCGTTGACGACGATCTGATAGCGCTGACCGCGCACCGTGAGCTCATCGGTGTTGACCAAATCAACACCACTGGTGAAGTACACCGTCAACGCCACCGACAGGCCCTCATGGTCACGGGCGGTCCAGCGTGACGACGCACCAGGAGCAACCTTGCGCGCCGTGAGCGCCGTCGAGGTGACCGGAATAAGCTTCCCGTCCTCATCCCGGCCACCACCACGATGACGCGTCACCGACTCCATCAGGGCCCCGGAAGAAGCGCGTAGTGGTCGATCGTCGCCAGTTCATGCCGATCGAACAGCGATTCGCCGACGAAGTACTCAAACGGGCCGATCTTCTTCTCCCGCACATCACCGGGCGCCGGCAACCTGGTCGCCACGTCGGCGACCAGCGCCACCAGATCGGCGGGCACCGGATCGTATCCGTGGGTGAACGTGACCTCCACGGCCCGCCACCTGTCAGTCCATCGCCGGTCCTGGCGCAGCAGTCCGAGACTGGACCACTGCACCCGGTCGGTGATGTCGACGCCGTTCTCGACGACCGCGGTCACCGCAGTCAGATGCCCGGTCGGCAGGCTCAAAACACTGAGCCCATTGCCGTCGAATACCTCGGCGACCGTCGCCGCCGGGGCGATGTGCCAGCCACAGCGGGCCCGCACGTACGACGCCACCGCATCAATGCGGGTATCGGACGGGTCGGCGAGATAGTCGGAGTACTGCTCAGGTGTCAGCAGCGGCGGAATCGTCACCCGAGTCCACCTCCGCCTTCTCTGCGCGCTGCACCCGAGTGCGCGACCGCTTCTCGCCGGGCTCAGCAGTAGCTGCCTCGACGCCGGACAGGCGGGCCGCGGCGGCACCAACCGACTCGAACAGCGTGCGGCGCTTGGCGACACACGGATCGTTCTCGTCGAGCAGATCCCCGACACGAATGATCTGGGGAACGCCTTTGTGGTCGGTGTAGGTGAATGCCTCGATCGCACGCACAACAGCCATGAGTTCCTTCTCCTTTTGAGGATGGGGTGCATACCGGGGGCCGGAATGATCCGGCCCCCGGTAAGCAGTGATCAGGCCGAGGTGGCGACGTTGAGCACCTTGAAGGCGCCCGGGTCGACAACATTGGCACCGACACGGTAGTACGCGTACCAGCCGCGCTGACCGGTCGGACGCTGGTTACCGCCGAACAGGTGCGGGATGAACTCGATGCTCATGCCCACACGGTCGGCGATGACGTAGTTGTCGAAGTTGCCGAACGCGAGAACAAAGTTGTCCTCGGTGGCCGCGGCGTTGATCACGCCGTCCATCGCCTCAGCCTCACCGACCGGACGCCCCAGCAGCTGTGCCGGACGATCGTTGCCGACGCGCTCCCACAACCCCGCGCCGCCCGACGAATCGAACTGCCGGATGCGGTTGTAGATGAGGTTGTTCGCCAGCCACGACGCGTTCGCGCGGTGACGTGCCGGAAGCGCACCCTGAACCGAGTACACGTCCGCCAGGGCGAACGTCTCCGCGGTGGCCGGGGCGTGCTCGGCCGACGTACCGTCCAGGGCGGTGATCAGACCCGTGGGCTGCGTAGTGCCATTGCCGGTGATGAACGCCGCCGCCTCCAGCTGGTCCTTACCGAAGGCGAGGAGACGCGCAACCTCAGCGGTCACGTTGGCCTCATCCTCCAGGGCCTCGATCGAGATGGGCACGAACCCGGCAGCCTTGTACAGGTCGACGGTCGGCTGGGTGAACGTGGTGGAATCGTCGGACACCTGATCGGCCTCCGCGTCCCACGACCACGCCACCGCACCAGATGCGACACCGTGCCACTTGTCGCCGGTGGCAACCACCTGACGGGCGAACTGGCGGATGTCGTTGCGCGAACCCGCCGAGGTGATGATCACAGTCGGATCGAGCTGGAACGGCACCAGGTAGCCGCCGTTGGCGTCGGTCAGCGACATCGCACGCATCTCATCGAGAGCACGCGACTCGTCATCGGTCAGCGAATGGGACTGGTTGCGTGCCATCTTCGACCACGCCCGCAGATAGGCGGGGCTGGAGGTGACCAGCGCCTGACGGGCCAGCGAACCGTTCTTGTCGTCGAAGTTCTCGATGATCGTGGTCGCCGCCTGACGCACCTTGTCGTCGGCGCCGGCCATCTTCTCGATCGCCGACAGTGCGCGGGCGCGTAGCTCCCCGGCGACCTCGGCAGAGCCGCGGCCGAAGGTGCGGACCTCCCGCAGATCCCACGGGTTGCGGAATCGGCAGTCCTCCACCGAATCGGGTTCGAGGATGGCGTCGCGGTCGTAGTCCGAGCCGCGCTCGGTACCGACGCCGGAGCGGTCGATCTTCAGCGTGGCGGGCTTGCCGATGCGTTCGGCCGACTTCGCGACCCGCGCGAGTTCGGCGGCACGCTCCAGGCGGCCCATGTGCTCAACGAGGGAGTCGAACTCGACGCCGAGGTCACGGAACTCCGCGTTCTCCTCATCGGTCGGGTTGTCGAGCTCGCCGATCTGCTCCATGCGGGCATGGACTTCGTCGGCCCGGTTGCGGGCCTGGCTGTAGGTGAGGGTCGGCGCGGTGCGCTTCTCCTCGTCGATGATGTCGGTCATGATCGTTCTCCAATCGAACGTAGGAACAGCAGTTGCGTGCGCTGGTTACGGAGCTTGAGCTCCCTGTCGCCCAGCACCGCAGGGACGGACGGGCGCTCACCTGCGGCCCCCGCGGGGGTGGTGGTGGGCTGCGCGTCATCACGCGGCGACTCCATGGGGAAGTCATCGCGGGCGTCCTGGCGCTCTCCTACGACCGGTTCGGCGGTGGATCGCTGCGAGGAATCGGCAGTGTCCGCGAGGAACACCGCCTCAGCGAGCAGTCGACGCTGCTCGGGGTCATTGAGGCGCCCCAGGTCGATCACTTGGGAACGCACCGACACCGAGGTGTCGGTATAGGCGGGCCACACGACGGGCCCGATCTCGGGCACCTTCAGCTCCTTGAGTGTGCGCACCGGCAGTTCGTCGTCGGGCACATCCTCGAAGCGGGTCGTGCGAAGCGCATCCATCAACGCTTCTTCGGTGTTGATGACTTTGCCGTCGTGGGTGTGCCACTGCTCGCGCACAACACCGAACCGGAAGGACATGCCGTCAATGGCACCCGCGGCGATCGCATCCCGCACGGGTTGCATCAGCCAGTTGTCGAACATGCGGGCCACGACGTGGGCGCCGCCCTCAGGTGCGAGGTCGGGGTCCACTTCTTCGGCGATGCGCACCAGCTTCGCGATGGGGATCGACCCGATAGTGGGGTGGTGGCCGTGATCGAACTGGATGCGCGGCGGGGATTCACGGAAGCTGCGGCGCATCGCCCCGGGTGCGATGCGCTCTCGGAACCGGCCCTCCCACGAGTCGATGATCGTGTCGCGGTTGAACACCGCGCCATAGCCGTCGAGGGTCAGCCCATCGCCCTCGTCGTCGTTGTCGTCGGCGCGCAGCACGAACGGTGCCTGTCGGCGCACGCCGTCGATGGGTGGACGGGTGACTTCAATTGTCGTCATCGTCGTCTCCTTCATTGGGTCTCGGCGACGTGTGGTTCGAGCCGTCTGGGTTCTGCACGGTCACCGGCAACAGGCCCAGATGATGGACGGGGGGGGAGTCCTGCGACATCGAGACTCTGGTCGGGGTCAAAACCCGAGCGCACCAGCACGCCCACGGTATTTGCGCGTTTTGCCGTGTCATCGGCATCGTTCGGAGCAGGGCTCGTGTCGCCAGACGCGTCGACCGTGCTGCCGCCGGGGGCCTGTAGTTGGACGCTGTAGAGGCCGGTGTGCTGTAGCAACCGGTAATCCCCGGCCTCAACGGCCTTCACCACCGATTCGGGAGTGAACCCCGCAGTGATCAAACCGGCGATGGTTGTGGCGCGCGCCCCCTGAATCTCGGCGGCATCCTTCTCGTCTTCCCGCAGGAACGGCACATTGTCGGCGTCGTACCACAGCCGCACGTCAGTGCCATCGCCAGGAATCTTCAACAGGTGCTCCATGCATCCGGCCAGGTTCTCCCACAGCGGATGCGCGGTCCCATCAGCCAGGCGCCGGCGCGCCTGCGAATAATTCGAATATGTCGAGGCCTCCAAACCCTCCGACAGTCCGACGATCACCGGCGGCACACCAGCAGCGGCGGCGATACGGGTTTCACCGCCGCCGCGCACCGACTTGAAGTCGATGTCCTTCAGGTTGGATCCGACCGGTGTGGCATCCGCACCGGGGTACAGGTGCAGCGTCTTGTAAGCGTTGCTCACGCCGCCGTGCTTGGCGTTCATCTGCTCGGCCCACCGGCGCACCTTCTCCTCGTTGGCCGCCGGATCATGCTTGATCACCATGTTGACGGTTGCGCCGTTGTCGAAGAACTTGCGTTGATGCCGGGTCATCGCCTGATCGGCCTGGATCTCACGCAGGATCGGCGTCAACCACGACATGCCGCGGTACGGGGCGAGCGGATCAGGGATGGGGGCGAAGTGCGCCACCTCATCCGCCAGGAATCCGACCGGATCGGCGCCGGTCATCCCGCCGCCCTCGGTGTACACGTACCCCTCTTTGCGCCAACCGATCTGGCCGCGTCCATCAGCCATCATCAGCGGGACGACCATCACATCAACCCAGTCGGGCCGTAGGCGCACCAGCTCGCCGCCCTGGCGCACCCAATACGAGTTACCGGCCAGATCGGCGTCCTGGATCATCCTCGACAACATGTCCTGTGTTGTGCCCCCAACCCAGGGGCGTTCCAAGATCCGCAGATCGCGGGTGCCGAAGAAGTCGGATGGTTTGTTGTCGCGCAACCGCTGCCACCGGAATCGCACCGACGAGAACACCAATTGCCGAACCATCATGCACGCGAACACCGGGCCGTTCGCCGCATACACGTTCTGGGCGAGCGCCGCATATCGCTGCGGCGACCGGATCGTCGCTTGACCGCCGAGTGTTTGCTGTACCGCCCCCAGGGCGAGCCCGCCACCGGCGTATGCGTCCGACAACCACTGTGCGTAGTCATCGACGGTGTACCGCTCCTCGGTGGGAGTGTGGCTCTTCCAGCGGGTAAGTAGGTTCACCGGCCGTCCTCAGGGTCGTACAGCACCACCGCGCCGACGACAGCAGACACACCCGCCACCAGGAGGGCCACACCAACACTCCACAGCAGGAAACACCCCACGACCACAGCCGCCACACCACCAACGGCGAGGGCAATCGACTTCACTCGAAGAACCCCCAAACATCAGTCTCGGCAGGCGCATCGTCGGCCTGCAACAAACCCCAGATCGCTTCGATCCAGGCAATCAGTGGCGCCGCATCAGACGGCGAACGGACACGGTCAATGACCCACGAGCCTTGCGCGAGGATCTTCGGCACAGCAGTCAGGGCGGCCTCATCCAAACCCGGATGCGGCAGATGCTTGATCCGCGGTACTGCTTCTGTTGAGGCAGCCAACCGGTCGAACACGATCCCGGTCGCCGCGCCCAGGTCGGCGCCGGCGTGTTTGATCACCGGCAGCGGGCCATCCAACCCCGGATACACCGGCTCCCCCGCAGTGTTGACCGCGGTGTGGGCGTTCTCGATCTCATCCAGCAGCGACGACACCGGCGCCCCGTTGGTTTGCATCACAATGCCGGTGTACTTGTCGCGGTGCTGCACCAGCCACGGCACCAACCACGCAGTGCCGTGACGATCCGCAGCAATATCGGCCATCGGTATCCCCGCATCGGTGTATCCGGCGCGCGCCACATACGTCGATGACCGCGACCACGACACATCCACGGCGATCACACGACGACCCTCGGTGAACGTGTCCCCGTCGGCCTCGGTCGCCGACCACGACCCCGCGGGGAACGGTCCCGCCGCGTCGTTGGCCGACCAGCGGCACAACACCTCCACGTCGAACACCGGCGGCGGATCAGTGCGCAACGCCGCCGCGATCGCCCGCTCGGTGATGCACCACTCGATCAAATCGTCGAAGTTCATCGACGGATTCGCCTGCGCCCACGCACTCCGATCGGTGCGGGCAGCATCAGGATGGGCAGACCACTCAAACAGGCCGAGGGCGTCCTCGATGTCGCCGAGCTCGCCTTCCCACTGCTCAAAGTCGGCGCCGCTCCCGGCAAGGATGTCTTTGTCGGCGTCACCGTCTGGCCAGCCGAGCGCCTGGTGTGCCGAGGCCCGCAAGTACCGCAACACGATCGACATCGCATCACCGGCATTTGAGAACGCCCACACCTGCGACTTCGGTCGCGCCAGAGTGGTCTTCGTCGCCGCCGACCAGGAATCCCACGACGAATGCTCACGCAACTCGTCCAACAGGACCAGATCACCAGAAAAACCGCGCGCACCGCGACGCGACGCCGCCGCCACCCGATACTCGGTGACCAGTTTCTCCGCCTCCGGATCAGGCCGCACAATGAACCGCTTCGGATGCCCGAGCTTCACATCGTCGATCAGCTCTTCCAACTCCGGTTCCAGGCGGGCCATCTCCACCGCCTCAGCCCACGCCTTCTCCGCGTTCGCCAAATCCTGGGCGGTACCGATCACCGTGCGCGACTTCAACGCATACACATGCCACAACGCCAACACGATCATCAGGAGCGTCTTGCCATTCTGGCGTGCCACCAGCACGATCACCGTGCGGAACCGGTACGTCACCCGTCCCGCGCGATCCGCCGGCAACAACTCCAAGGCGTGGATGAGTAGCCATTTCTGCCACGGCAGCAACGTCAACCCGAGTACCTGCTCGGCGAAGTTGATGCACGCCCAGCCGTGCGACGTTTCCGGGGTTAGCTTCCGCAGTGGCCGAGTCCAAATCCTCGGGGTCTCACAACCCCGCCGAACCTCAACCGCCGCGGTCATCCGATCATGTCGCGGGCCGCCGCGAGCTTCCCGTGCTGCTTCTTGCCGCCCTTACGTAGGTCGGACATCAAGTCCATCAGCCGCGCCGCTGCTGCGGGATGCTGCGCGATCGCCACCGGGTTATCGAGGATCTTCGCCATCGCCAGCGCCGTCGCAACCAGACCCGGCTTACCGTCCACACCGGCCAGTCCGTCAACCTCCAAGGCAACGGCAGCGACCACACTCACAGGCCCCGCAGCATCCTCACTGGGCTCAGTGTCATCCGATTCCGGCTGGTCCTGGTCCGGCACCGCCTTCAACGCCTTCGCCGCACGCCGCTGACGATTCCGCTTCTGATACTCCGCCTCAGCAAGTCTGCACTGATCACAGCGGCAACCCTGCTGGTATCGGCGACGCCCATGGTCTGCAACAGCCAACGGGGATCACCTCCTCCCAAGGTCGGGAGTGTCACTCAAACCTCGTGCGCGAAAACGGAGCCA